GTGTATCAAATAGCGGCTATCAACCTCAATAGCTTTATAGTAGTTCCACGCCGGACACGTATCTATTTTTTGCCAAATAGTCCGAAGGGATGTGAAAAACTTTCTCATATATTACGTAGTTGTTGGCCTAGCCATTTAGTTATAATTGGAAATATATAATTGTCTTTTACATCGGTTCTATTTTCCTCTGTCAGTCCTAGTATTGAATTGTATTTTTCCGTTAACATACTCGTTTTGCTGTCAGTACCGCCGAATGTCAACTCGCTGCCTTTGCGCCTGGCAAATATGCCTGAATGAAAATCCCCTGTTAATTTTAGGTCAGGAATGCCAAAAGGCGCGCGGGCTCCTATTGATTTCTTTAACCTGGCGTATGATTCCGACCGGTAAGCCCCAACTTCGCCACCTTCTGCATTAATACCAAATGTCAGCTGCTCCCTGTTCATATCGGACATAACCGCTAAGTTTTCATCAATAGCGGCATTAGCAACCTTGTTTAGATTGCGCACTATCTGATTAACTGAGGCCGAAAGGCTTTTGAACATTCGTGGCATATCCCAAAGTTACAAAAAAGGGTGCAACTATCAATAATCGCACCCCTTTAAATTTACATTCCCGTGTCTTGCTCCTCCGATTTAGTTCTCTTTTGCGGAACTAACGCGGCATAATCTTCTGTCAAGGCTTTCTCACGCGCTTCTGGCTGCATTCTGCGGTATGGTACTTGCGTCCCGAATACCTCAATAAATTTCGCCAATGACCACTTTTTATAGCTTTCGCGGTCGTGAACTAAGCCTCGTACTTTTACGTTGTCAGCCATTTGAGATAGTAACTTCAATTGAACCGCCTGAGCCATAACCTTTAGTTTCCATGTCAGCAGGAGCGGCCAAATCAACAGTATAAACTCCGGCGGTAGTGGTAACTGTTAGGACGTTTTCACCGCCTGAACTTGAAATAGCTGAAATAGTCTGAGCAACTCCAAGGCTGTTCATTACAATAAAATCGCTATTACTTAATCCTTTTTCGCCGTTAAACGGATTGCCTGATTTGTCAGTAGCGGTAAAAGTAATAGCCGAAGTTGTGCCGGAAATATCTGATAAGTAAATATCAGTCAACCCTTCCAAGTCGGTAGCCGACCAATCCAAACCAGCAACTACGGCGGGTCTGGTTTCCCACTCGTTTGAATCCGCAAAAATCATCGTGATTTGTGATTTGGTTGCCGAAGCAGCCCCATCATTTATCATCAAACGGCCTACAACAAACTGCTGCAATTTACCGCCTCCTAATTCACCATTAGAAGCTACGACACCGTGCAGACGATTCTCAGTATCGACAAGTATGATATCATACTTTTGCAATGAATGTGTTTTCAACGCCTCATGCTTGTAACGAGAAGATTCGATTAAGAACTGCCAGTTGATTTTGCCATCTCTGACAAAAATTGAACCGAGTGGACCCTCATCCATTACCAAATCCTCACTGTTATCCGTGTGTTCATGTATAACAGGGAACGGGTAGATTCGAGCGCCAAGCTCTGCATGGATAGCAGCCTCCCATTTTGTAATATCCCGCGCGTCTGCCTCGGGAATAGTCCAACCTCGGGGTACGAGAATGAACTTTCGGATTGCTCCTAAATCTTGACAAAGTTTAGAAACTCCGGTATTTTTTTTGCGACTTGCGCAATTTACTAAAAATCCCATATTAGTAGGTATTAAATGTTATTACTCAAAATACTGCTTCAACTGAACGTCATTGATACGTGCTTTGCCAGCCGTTCTTGTGACGGTTACTTTATAGTATCTGTATCGGTTTAGCGTGGCATTGCTTATAATTATTGTAGTATCTGCGGTGGTACCTGACCATGTGACTGTGCTGTCTATTGCTGCATACGTGGTACCAAATTTGCTACCCGTTAGTGCTACGGTTGCCTTAGGGGTGCTAATACTATCCAGCTTAACAAGCAAATCTTGAGTAGTGGGGTAGTGCTGAGCCGAAAAGATTATCACATCATAACTCGTTTGCCCGGCTGCGACTGTATCGGCAGCGTTGAAGTTCAAGTCTAGGTAACTGTTACCTGTTTTGATTGTTCCTGTTTTTGTTTGTGCTTGTGCTTGAATACCTGTGAACAAAAACAAACACATGATTATTGAAATAATTGTTTTCATTGTTTTTTGTATTAAATATTAATATTGACAAGTTCTCGACATCCGAAAGCTTAAATTATTTATTTCTATTGCATCAATAAAATCATTCGCAATATTTCCGCTATTTCCATACAACCCTGTACGCCCCCAATAAAGGCGGTCGGTTTTGGTGTATGAAATATTGGCAGGGCTTAATTGAATCCCGGGCATTTTCTTATATTCGGATAAAAACAAATCAAATAACGGGTACAATACGGGTGTAAAACTATTCTGATATCTCTCTGAGGCCTCAAAATCTGGTTTTGTTTCCTCAATAATTAAGATATTCAAATCAGCCTCAATCCCTTCGCCGTTATCATCTTCGTCAAAGTCCTGAAATAAACAAATAGCCGGGAACTTCTTAAACTTTAACTGCCCGTTAGCAGTCATTTCAGACAATATGCGAACAATCTCAAGCGGGTGGCCGTGCATATAAAAAGGTTTTTCACCCTCTGAGGGGTCATACTTTGCCCGTACACGTGCAACCACGTCACCAATTACTGATACAATAGGCCTCATAAATCAAAGGCATTAACACGGCCTAAATCCGTAGGTTCGTAAATATCCAACAACTCCGGCACGGTCTGAATATAAGCATCCATCCGCTCGAGCCCTTTTAGCATCAAATCCCATGCCCTCATGACCTTAAAGGCTGGCGTGGCATCGGTACTGTTCTCGTTATCCGGTTTCTTTTCGCCGGTGTTGGTTGTGAATGTGACTTTTGATCTTAGATAATAGTAATACACGTAATAAGCTATAATAGACTCTTTATCGGTGTTTGTGAATCCCTCCCATTCACCTGACCCGGCTATCAAATCAGTAACAAGCGGGTCGGTGTTTTCAACAACAAGCTGTGCAAGCTCATAACCTAACGCCTTGCGTAAAAACTGCTTTTCAAGTCGCGATATGAATAATTCCAAATCAGAATATTTGCCAACTGGTAAGGATATTTCACCTACAAAGTATGTGCTGTCTATTAATGCCATTACAGTGCGTTATTAGCCTTTAAAAGATCAATCATTGAATCGTGTAATCTCCGCTTTTCACCTTTCTTAAACGCTCCAAAGTCGGACTTAATGGTGATCTCTTCGCAGTCCTTTAAAGGTTTCATTTCGTATGACTTTGCGACTGTCTTAACAGGCTCTTTTGATGCTTCTTTTACTGTCTCCTGTTTCTTTGCCATAATTAAGTTATTAACAGGGACCGGCCGAAACCGCCCCCTGTATTAAAATTATGCTTCTGCTAAAGTAATGCCGGTTTGAATAGTGGCAATATCATCATAGATGAAGGCCAATTTATCCAATTCACGTACAAGAACATAAAAACGTCCTTCGCCTAGCATGACAAATTGATTCTTAATGAAGTCGTCATTAATCCAACCAATTTTGACAGCATAATCAATGTAGTTGATTATCTCTAATTTGGTAAAGTCACCAATCAGAATCTTCCCGGCAGGGATTTCCTTTTTAGGAACAATCGCGATGCCGTCAACGTTCATCAACTTCATGCCGTTTACGTTGCTGAATGTATAGGTCTTATCGTCCTGCTTAATCAATAACGCGTTATAATCAGCAGGGTTGATAAATGCAACGTTAGGATAGTAATCCACATCATCAGCATAGTTAGCAGCCAACTCAATTTGATTCTTTGCAGCTACAATAGTATCATAAAGGTTTGGCGCTACCTTCTTATCACCCGTCCAAGTTGCAGCATTAAAGGCGGCTGCAATCTCGGTAATACCTAAAGGCTGATTGTTTAAACCAGTTCCAAATAAAATACCATTTTGACGGCGAAGCAGATACTTTTTGAAGATGTTTATCCTAGCCTCACTTTCCATTCTTGGAACATCAGTGATAGCCTCTTCGGTTAAATGCGTCCATCCAGCAGCTTTTTTAGGAGTTAAAGTTCTTACCTCTGCTTTTAGGTCGATTTCTGGTTTGGATCCACCCTCTCCGATAAACGAAACAGAACCTTCTTTAGGCACATAATCAACATAGGTAAAGACTGGCTTACTGGTTCTGGTAACAGTACAAAAATCTTCAACGAATTGATTTCTCAATCTCATTGTATTGATTTCATCAGCATTAATCATGTCCAGCAAAGCATTTCCGCTTGTATCAGTTGTTACTGCTCCAGTTGTTACTGAGCCAACGGCTTTAATTACATCAACGTTGCTACCACCATTTGAAAAGGCTGTTTTAATTCTATCCAATAAGCCTTCTGCCTTAAAGGCTTTCGCAATAGCTTGAGTAAAAGTCTGCTTTTTAGGGTCTTCGTATGACTGCAATCTAGTCAATACAAGGCCCTGGCTTTCCAATGCTTTATTCAGCTTATCAAGCTCTTCTTTGGTGGTAACCCCTTCCAAAGCCTTATTAATATGGCCCTGAATAATCTCGTCCATCTTTGAGGCAGAAATGTATTCTTTGTTGAATTTTTCTTGGGCTTTTGCAATCTCGGTTTTTACTACCTCCAAAAAGGCGCTTTCCTCGTCGGTTAATGCGGGCAAGGCCATAGCCATTCCGGCAGCGCCCAAAAGTCCAATTCCAACGCCACCTGAAAGGGCGGCGAAAATAACGACAACGGCCAGACCCATAAGTGCAAAAAGGCGGTTTCGCTTGTTCATTTTCTCAAACATTTTTCTCATTACTTACGAATTTAAGATTTTACTTAGTTTTATTAAATCAATTTTTTGAGTGCCCGCAGGCGGCTCTATTTGTGTTTTAGGAGTGGAGCTATCCGGCTCCAATGTTGGTGTTGCATAATTGCTGCCAATCGGCACGGCAGATCCTTCGATTACTTTAGCCTCTTTTACAGCCCAAAAAAACCCGGCTGCATCTGCCGCTTCTTTATTAGCTATCGAAGGGTAGTATTTATCCCATATTTCTTTCTCGGTTGGGTAGTCGTCACTATTAACGGCTAGCATTAGTTTAACGTATTGCATCCCGACACTGTGATTCTTTACCTTACTATTTTTGTAGCGGTCAAACATCAACGCGTTATTACTTCGCTTTACCACGCTATCAAATACTAAAGCCTCTGTTTCGCCCTCAAAATTAAACCCCAATTCCTTCCAGGTGTATTTTTTTGTTGACACTTTTAAATCTTCACCCTCTGAAATAATGTGATCAAACTTCATTTCATGTTCTTGAAGGTGCATTACATATCTATTTTCTTTTAATGACTTATTCCAAATGCCAGGCAAATGAAC